GGTTTCAAAACCCTACCCCGCTTGCGCGGGGTGGGTGACTCATCAGTCGATTAGCGAGGCTAACCAGAACAGTCCACCGACGACAAGTATCACAGCCATGCGTCGATGCTCATCTTGGCAACGAACATCATCTTGATGGTCTGCCACCGACTGTAACCGCTATAGCGCATGTTCCAGTAGGTCGGCGCGTAACCGTCGTCGCGGATGAGGATGCGGATAAACGGAATGCGAGAGTCTTTATAGATAGGTGCGAACGTATTCATATGTTTCCTTTGCTTGGTTAAGTCGGGGGGCTTTCGCCCCCCTTTGGTTTAGCGCATCAGTTCGTCGAGGCGGCGCGACAGTTCGTCTTCACCCTTCGACCTGAGCGCCCATGAAATGTCGTTCAGTGCCTGTCGTAGTGCGTCGACGTTCACTACCGCAGCGACCGCATGCTCATGAGCGTGGTGCGCATAAACATAGATGTCGGTCATGTAGAACGCTTCCATCTGGTCGAAGTCCGGGCGGACTTCCGGTGGCATGTTCATGCTGCTAGCAGCGCCCATGATTTGGTTGCGAATAGCGGACAAGTTCGCCTTTTCTTTTGTCACTTGAGTGGGTTTGCACATGGTCATTTTCCTTTGCTTGGTTTAAAGAGGGGGCGGCTTGCGCCGCCCCCCGTTGCCTCAGCCCATTCGGCGGAGGATTTCGTGGCAAGCCATGATGCCGCGAATATGCTGTTGCATCGTCTCGGTATTGGCTTCCGCGAATCGTGCCTTGGCTTCCTCGATTAACTCCAGCCCATGCTGAAAGTCTTCCTCTGCCACTAGGATTGCCAACTTGAGCGCTTGGCAAGTGTCGCACTGGCGGTTCACCGCAGCCCGCAGGTGGCGCAATTCGATACCGTCTCGGGAAGAGTCGAGCGCTTCCATGAGTGGGTCGAGCGCTTTCTGCGCCGACTTGAGTACCTTGTGCAAGCGCTGCAAGCGCTTGCCAGTAGCGATGGTGGACTGCGTGCGCAGTTCCAGCGCTGCCTGTGCGTTGTCCAAGGGCAGGATGAGAGTCTGCAAGCGGACGAGCATGGAGAGGATGAAGGCACGGATTCCAACGTTGACATTGTTCATGTCATGTTTCCTTTCGTTTGGTTGATTTGGTAAAGAACGTTTGCCGCTGGGGCGATTCGTTATCTCATGCTCTGTCATTTCGTCAATGTATAAGCGACCCTACCCGGGTGGCACCCCCCAATTTTCGGTTACCTCCCCTGCTCGTACCCCACACCCCTTAATCCGCACAAATCACCACCCCCCTTTCCTAGGTTGGGACTCCTACATTACCGGTACTTGTTCCAGTTGATGGATGTGTCTTTAGTTATTTCTTATCTATTTTGTTTAATACATCTATAACTTGTACCCCCACCCCCTTGGGTACCCCCGTCTCTTGACTTGGTTCCATCTGAGGTATACAAATCACGCCATGCTGTTTCCAGTCATCGACGAAGACGTTCCTCTCCCGGCAAACGCCACTGAGGCAATGCCTAACCTCACGCCTGCTCAAGAGCTTGAGATGCGTGCAAGAACTATAAAGTTAATATCTGACCTATCTGGCACTGCCGTAGTCCCAGACGAGGACGATATTGCTACCGCCAAAGAATTGGCGCGAGGGATGATGGAGAACCCGCAGATGCGTCCGGAATATGGCAACTACCCGAACGAAACCCTTGCCTATCTGGCGGGTCTGGTAGCGCAGAGCAACTACCAGATAGTCGATGAGCTATCCGACCTCAAGATGTACGTGGTCAACAAGCTCATCTACGAGGTGGAACACAGCAAAGACCCCAAAGCCCGTATCGCAGCCCTCACCAAGCTGGGCGAAGTGGACGGCGTGGACGCTTTCAAGAAGCGTACCGAGATGACTATTCAAGTTAAACCCATTGCCGAAGTTGAAAAAGAGCTTTTAGAGACTCTAAGCGTGCTGGAAACCCACTTTATAGAGGTTCAGCCACAGGAAGCCCCCCAAAATGATGACTAGTCTAACCCCAGAGGCGCTTCAGAAGCTGAAAACGGCGCTTCCTACCCTGCCAGACAAAGAAAAACGGCGTATTGCGGGGCTTTTAAAGCAATATCAGACTGAAATGACCAAGGAATTGGGTCGTGAGAGCTTCCTAGACTTCATTCAGCACGTTTATCCGGGCTACAAGGTGGGTCCACACCACTATAAGCTGGCAAAAATTTTCGAAGACATTGCAGAAGGCAAGAAAAGGCGCGTTATCGTCAATATTGCGCCTCGCCACGGCAAATCGGAGATGATTTCCTACCTTGCACCCGCGTGGTTTCTGGGTAAATACCCCCAAAAGAAGGTCATTATGGCCTCTCATACCGCCGATTTGGCGGTCAATTTTGGTCGTAGAGTACGTAATTTAGTGGGGAGTGAGCTATACCATGACATTTTTCCGCAGGTCGAACTTCAAGCAGATAGTAAATCGGCGTCTCGATGGGGAACGAATTTTAACGGTGAGTATTTCGCTATTGGTGTTGGCGGCGCTCTGGCTGGTCGTGGTGCTGACCTCTTTATTATTGACGACCCTCATTCTGAGCAAGAAGCCAAACAACTTAGAGCAGAAGTGTTTGAACCAGCTTGGGAATGGTTCCAGTCAGGCCCAATCCAACGATTAATGCCGGGCGGCTCGATTATTGTGGTCATGACCCGTTGGTCAAAGCTTGACCTGACGGGCAAAATTATCGACCACATGGTGAAGAACGAGGACGCAGACGAGTGGGAAGTCGTTGAATTCCCTGCGATTCTCAACGACGAGCCGCTCTGGCCTGAGTTCTGGCCCCTTGACGAACTTCTTGCCAAGAAAGCCAGCATGGACGTGCGGTACTGGAACGCCCAGTACATGCAAGACCCCGTCTCGGAGGAAGGCGCACTTATCAAGCGTGAGTGGTGGAATGTCTGGGAGAAAGACGCTCCGCCGCAGTGCGAGTTCATCATTATGGCGCTTGACGCCGCACAGGAGACCAATAATCGTGCGGACTACAACGCCTTGACTGTGTGGGGGGTCTTCTTTAATGAGGAGACCAAGAACTACAACATCATGCTGCTCAACGCCATCAAACGGCGGTTGGAGTTCCCCGACTTAAAGGCCCTCGTCCTTGAGGAATACAAGGATTGGGAACCCGACAGCTTCATCGTTGAGAAAAAGTCTAACGGAGCCGCCCTGTATCAGGAGCTTAGGCGCATGGGCATGCCCGTATCCGAATTTACCCCCGGTAAAGGACAAGACAAGTTATCTCGCGTAAATTCTGTGACGGACCTCTTTTCGTCAGGTATCGTATGGGCACCTGATAGGAGATGGGCGAATGAAGTGATTGAAGAATGCAACGACTTCCCAGCGGGGACGCACGACGACCTCGTGGACTCCACGACTCTCGCTCTTATGCGCTTCCGACAGGGTGGATTCATCCGGTTACCATCGGACGAGCCAGAGCCAACCCAGTACTTTAAGTCCCACCGTCGTGGAGGTTACTACTGATGCCCAAGACAGCTACGCCACGACCAATAAGTGACCCTGCGTTTTTTGCATGGCTCAAAAAATATCCTCACGTGCGTCAGTCTAATGATTATGATACGTATGGCGCGTTCAAAGCGGGGCTAACCCCTGACCCCGTTACAGGGCATCTGAACGATGAGTTCAAGCTACCCAACCACATTACTTACTCTAATGAAAGCAAGTATTCAAAAGGAAAAAATGCTCCTCCTGCTGGACGCTGGGAAGGTAACGATAAAGACGGTTGGACGTTTCATGCTACTTCAACTAATATAAAGAATGCTGGCGGGGTAGAGGCGCTTAAAGAATACTTTAAGAATAACGAGAAGGATTCCAAGCTTGTGCTACCTCCTTCCAACACCCTTCCAGAAAATTACCGTGCCGGTGGGCGCGTGAGGATGATTTAATGGCAATTGAAAAGTCGCTTTATGCAGCCCCGCAAGGTTTGGGTGCACTCGCTGCTGAACCTGACGTATCCATTGAAATTGAAGACCCAGAAGCGGTACATATCAACGCAGATGGTATGCAAGTTGACCTTGAACCACATAAAGAACAAAACGACTTTGACGCCAATTTGGCAGAAGAAATTGATGAGGGAACGTTGATATCGTTAGCTAGTGAGCTTGTCACTGACTACGATGCTGACATAGCGTCCCGCCGTGATTGGATGGAAACGTATATTAAAGGCTTGGAACTTCTTGGCCTTGAATATAAAGAGCGCATGGAACCGTGGGCTGGCGCGTGTGGCGTTACTCATCCTTTGCTTATGGAAAGTGCTGTCCGGTTTCAGTCCGACACTATTGTTGAAACGTTCCCCGCTGCTGGCCCTGTACGAACAGTGATTGTGGGCAAGGAAACCACGGAGAAGAAAGAAGCTGCACAACGAGTGCAGGACGATATGAACTTTCGTCTTACTGAAGAGATGAAGGAATACCGCCCTGAGCATGAACGAATGCTCTTTTCGCTATCGTTGGCAGGCAATGCGTTCAAGAAAGTCTATTTTGACCCAACGCTTGACCGACAAGTTGCTATGTTTATTCCTGCCGAAGACATTATTGTCCCGTTTGGTGCTAGTAGCCTTGAGAACGCCGAGCGTGTTACGCACCGTATGCGTAAAACCAAAAACGAGATGCGGCGGCTTCAGGTAGCAGGGTTTTACAAAGATGTAGACCTCGGGGAACCCGTACGGGTTATTGACGAAGTTGAAAAGGCCAAGCACAAGGATGCTGGCCTCAGTGCTATTACGGATAATCGCTTCCAAATTTTGGAAATGCACGTAGACCTCGACCTTGAGGGGTACGAGGATACTAATAAAGACGGAGAGCCTACGGGTATCGCACTACCGTACGTCGTTACTATTGAAAAAGGCACCGCCACAATACTTGCTATCCGTCGCAATTGGCTAGAAGAGGACAGGCTGAAACTTAAGCGTCAGCACTTTGTCCATTATCCGTATATTCCCGGTTTTGGTTTTTACAGTTTTGGCCTGATTCACCTCATCGGTGGTCATACTAAGGCCGCAACGTCCCTGACCCGGCAACTTATCGACGCTGGTACGCTGTCTAACCTCCCCGGTGGACTTAAGTCACGCGGTCTGCGTGTCAAGGGAGACGATACTCCCATCGCTCCCGGCGAATTCAGGGACGTTGACCTTCCGAGTGGAGCTATCCGCGATAATATCCTGCCGCTTCCGTACAAGGAACCGAGTGCCACGCTTGTCCAGTTGATGGACAAAATTGTGGACGATGCACGTCGTATTTCTTCCGCAACCGATATGAAGGTTAGCGACATGTCGTCGCAATCTCCTGTCGGTACTACGTTGGCTATCCTTGAACGTACGCTTAAAGTACTGACTTCGATTCAGGCTCGCATTCACTATGCGATGAAACAAGAGTTCAAGCTCCTTGCGGCTATTATCCGTGATAACACTCCTGAGTCATACAGTTACGAACCAGAAGTAGGCAAGGCGTCTGCAAAACAGTCTGACTACGACATGGTGGACGTTATCCCCGTGTCTGACCCCAACGCGGCGACCATGTCGCAGAAGGTCGTGCAGTATCAAGCAGTGTTTCAGTTGTCGCAGTCTGCCCCACAGATTTACGACTTACCGTACTTGCACAGACAGATGATTGAGGTACTGGGCGTCAAGAACGCTGAGAAGATTGTCCCGGTTGAAAACGACATGAAGCCTGTTGACCCTGTCAGCGAAAACATGGCGATTATTCGTGGCAAGCCCGTCAAGGCATTCCTGTACCAAGACCACGAAGCGCATATCCAAGTCCACATGTCTGCCATGCAAGACCCGAAAATTATGGCTATGGTGGGCCAGAACCCGCAGGCACAGGCTATTCAAGCCGCAGGCGCGGCGCATTTGATGGAACACGTTGCGTTCCAGTACCGCAAGGAAATCGAGAAGCAGCTTGGCGCGGTGTTGCCACCTGAGCCAGAAGATGGCGAACATCATCTGCCACCCGAAATTGAAGTGCAACTTTCGCAGCTTGCGGCTCAAGCCGCTGCCCGTCTGCTCCAAAAAGACCAAGCGGAAGCGCAGATGCAGCAGCAACAGCAGCAGATGCAAGACCCGTTGGTGCAGATGCAGCAGCAGGAACTGCAAATCAAGCAGTCGGAAGTCCAGCGAAAGGCACAGAAAGACCAGATGGACGCTGCTGCCAAGGCAGACGAGTTGCAACTTAAGGAAGCTGAGCTTCAGGCTAAATACCAGATTCAGAGCATTAAACTTGCAAGCGAAGCTATGGCAAATTCCGATGAAATGGACGCGGCTGACCAAGCGAAGGAAGCCGACCTTAGTATGGAGATGCTCCGTATGCATCACGAAGCAAATAAACCACAGCCTCAAATGGCTGGATTGTTCAAGGCTAAGAAATAATGATGCGAACTAAGACTTTATATGAACAGGCAATAGGTTTGGTTGACGATGAAATCAGGACTATTACCTACCATCTTGCTAGTAATAGCGCAAAAGACATTGAAGAATATCGGAGACTTTGCGGGGTAGTTCAGGGTCTTACCCTCGCAACGGATATTTTAAAAGACCTGCAAAAACGTCAGGAGAATGACGCAGATGAGTGATTTAAGTTTCCATCCACAAGCCACTCAACTTCCAGACCCTACTGGGTTTAAGTTGTTGTGCGCAATTCCACAGGTTGAAGAAGAGTATTCCGGGGGAATCCTCAAGGCAGAAAGCACCGTCAAGACCGAGGAACAGACCACTGTGGTTCTATTTGTGGTCAAGGTTGGGCCTGACGCCTATAAGGACGCTACCCGGTTCCCGAACGGCCCGTGGTGCCGCAAGGGGGATTTCATCCTTGTTCGACCATATACGGGCACCCGAGTCTTCATCCACGGCAAGGAATTCCGCATCATCAACGACGACTCGGTGGAAGCGGTGGTCGATGACCCCCGTGGCATCCGTCGCGCATAAGGAGTATAAACATGGCTGAGGGATACAAATTTCCCGATGAAGTTGACGAAAATACCCCGAAAATCACCGAAGATGAGTTGAAGGTAGAAGTAGTTGACGACACTCCTGAAGACGACCGGGGCCGTAAGCCCCTGCCGAAGGAAGTCGTAGACGAGTTGGAGAAGGACGACCTTGAGGAGTATTCCGACAAGGTAAAGAAGCGTCTTTCCCAGATGAAGAAGGTGTGGCACGACGAGCGCCGTGCCAAGGAATCTGCCGCCCGCGAACGCGAGGAGGCTATTCGCTTTGCTAATGCACAAGCCGAGGAAAACAAGCGTCTCAAGCAGCAGCTTGGTACCGGCGAGAAACTGTTTATCCAAGAGGTCACCAAGGCGACTACCACTGAGGTAAATGCCGCCAAGGAGAAGCTCAAGCAGGCTTATGAGTCCGGGGATGTAGATAAAATCACCGAGGCGCAAGACGCCCTGACTGACGCTAAACTAAAACTTAAAGAGTACGAAAAGTTTAAACCCTCTTTACAAGAGCCAAATGAGGGTGTACAACAGACACCACAGACCAGACAGACCAATCAAGTAGACCCCAAAGCTTCGGCTTGGCAAAAAGAAAATACTTGGTTCGGGACTGATGAGGAGATGACCGCCCTCGCTCTTGGTTTGCATGAAAAGCTGGTCAGGCGCGGTGTTGACCCCACAACTGAGTCGTATTACGACGAGGTCAACCGCACCATGCGTAAGCGCTTTCCCGAATATTTCGGAGAAGAAACTGCTACGTCCTCGCAGGAAGCGGAAAAACCCGCTCCGCGCAAAACCTCAACTGTTGTAGCGCCAGCAACTAGGTCGTCTGCCCCAAAGCAAGTACGCCTTACCGCATCGGCTGTGGCTATTGCCAAAAAGCTTGGTATTTCGCCTGAACAGTACGCCCGTGAAGTAATGAAGTTGGAGAGCAACAATGGCTGAGAATCGTTTGTCGCGTGAGCTTGAAAATCGTGAGGTTTCTACCCGTAAGAAGGCGTGGATGCCCCCGCAACTGTTACCAACGCCTAACCCCCAACCGGGTTGGACGTTTCGATGGATTCGGACTTCCATGATGGGTCAAGCTGACCCAACGAATACGTCTGCAAAGTTCCGTGAAGGGTATGAGCCTGTGAAGGCTGAAGACTTTCCTGAACTTATGATGCAAGCCGACCCCAACAGTCGCTTTAAGGGCAACGTTGAGATTGGTGGATTGCTGTTATGCAAGGCACCTGTCGAAATGGCTGAGCAGCGGGATGAATACTACCGCAAGCAAGCACAGTCGCAGATTGAAGCCGTGGATAATAGTTTCATGCGGACGGAGGATAAGCGGATGCCGCTCTTTAACGAGCGCCGTTCGACGACTACCTTCGGTAAGGGTAAATAATTTTTTAAGGAGCCAAAATGGCATATCCCACGAGTGACAAGCCGTACGGCTTGAAGCCCGTCAACCTTCAGGGTGGGCGAGTGTATGCGGGTTCGACCCGTATGATTCCAATTCTTTCGAGTTACGGTACTAGCCTGTTCAACGGTGACGTTGTGCAGATTGGCTCGACTACTAGCACCCAAATTGGTACTTTGATTACTTCTGGTTTTAGTTATAACGATTCCAGCCCAGTTAACGGTACGATTGGCGTGTTTGTTGGTTGCGAATATTCCTCTACTGGTGGCCCGCTTTACGGCAAAAACCGTTATCAGTATTGGCAGGCTTCAACGGCTGCAACTGATGCTGTTGGTTATGTTGTAGATGACCCTCTTGCATATTTCCGTGTAGCGGTTGTATCGGGCGGTGCAGTTAACGGCACGACCATTCAGTACGTTAATCAGGCGTACACGGGTTCTAATGCGTACTATATCCCCGGTACGGGTTCGACGTTCACTGGTGACTCGACGGCGGCAGTTGCTATTTCGGGTTCCGCAACTGGTACGTCATTGATTAACCCGCTGACTAGTTCGGCTCCATTCCGTATCATTCAAGTGGTTCCGGATACGGCTGTTGTTGTTACGCAGAATGCGACTTCGTCTGGTACGGGTATTACGTTGTCGGCGGCTAATACGGCTATCCTGCCGGGTATGGCAATTAACGGCCCCGGTATCACGGCTGGTAGCAACACTTACGTAACTACGGTTAACGGTACGACGGTTACCCTCAATAAGTCCGTAACTACGAACCAGTCTACGGCTACACAGTTTACGTTCACTGGCTATCCAGAAGTGATTGTGGGCTGGAACTTCAGTTACCACAGCTACATGAACGCCAGTGGCGTCTAAGGGAGCATAATAAATGGCTATTTCTCGCGCACAACTTCTCAAGGAACTGCTCCCCGGCTTGAACGCTTTGTTCGGTCTGGAGTACGCTCGCTACGGCGAAGAGCATAAGGAAATTTACGAGGTTGAAAATTCGGAGCGTAGCTTCGAAGAAGTAACCAAGCTTTCCGGTTTCTCCGCTGCTCCGGTTAAGAACGAAGGTCAGGCAATCGCGTACGACAACGCGCAGGAAGCTTGGACTGCTCGTTACAACCACGAGACCATCGCCCTCGGCTTCTCCATCACGGAAGAAGCTGTGGAAGACAACCTGTACGACTCGCTCTCGTCGCGTTACACCAAGGCTTTGGCCCGTGGTATGGCGTACACGAAGCAGGTCAAGGCGGCTTCGGTCATCAACAACGGCTTCAGCAGCGCTTATGCTGGTGGTGACGGTGTTGCTCTGTTCTCGACGGCGCACCCGTTGGTGTCTGGTGGTACGAACAGCAACACGCAGGCTACTGCGGCTGACCTGAATGAAACGTCGCTTGAAGCGGCTGTCATCCAGATTGCTGCTTGGACTGATGAACGTGGTCTGCTCATCGCTGCCAAGCCCCGCAAGCTTATCGTTCCCCCGGCCCTGATGTTCGTTGCCAAGCGTTTGCTTGACACTGAGCTTCGCGTCGGTACGACGGATAACGACATCAACGCCCTCAAGGCGATGGGTTCGATTCCGGAAGGTTACAAGGTCAACCACTTCCTCACGGACAGCAACGGTTGGTACTTGATGACCGACGTTCCGAACGGCCTGAAGCACTTCGTACGTTCGCCTCTGGCTAACAGCATGGACGGTGACTTCGACACGGGCAACGTGCGCTACAAGGCTCGCGAGCGTTACAGCTTCGGCTGGAGCGACCCGCTCTCCATCTGGGGTTCGCCGGGTACGTGATGATAAGGGGGTTAGGGCAACCTGACCCCCTTCTTTCTGGGGTTAATAGTTACGTAGACCGTCCCAGCGGATAATGTGCTAACTACGTAACGACTTGCACATAAGGATTTTAAATCATGGGTATTGCAACTCACCTCGGCCCTTGGGTTCTCGGCACTGTCCGTAGCACCACGGGCACCACTCCCGGCACCATCCGTAATACGGGTAGCACGGTAGTTTCGCAGTCTGGTTCGCTTACGGTTAGTACAACGTCGGCAATCACTTTGTGTGTCATCCCTGCTGGTTCGCAAATCATCAACATCGTGGCCGATATCACCACGGCGTTTGCTGGTACCACGGGTAACACCATCACTGTTCAGACGGGCAGTGCCACGACTGGCTTGTCTACCAACTATGCTTCTGGTCAGTCGCTCGTTACTTTTGGTAGTGCCTCGACTACCCCGCTTTCGCTGGGCCGTATCTCTACTACGTTTACTAGTGCCCAGTCTGCTGTCAGCATCATGCAAAACGTAGGCACGACTGACCTGATTCTTCAGGTTCTTTACGCTTGTGCTGGTACTGCTAGCGGCGGCGGTGCTACAGTTACGGTTAACTACACTGTCCGTCAGCCTGACGGTACGTACGTCCCGACCAGCTCGACTGGCCCGTAATAGGAGAAGGTTATGGCTAAGAATACAAACTATAGCCCGACCTTCCCGATGTTTCCCGGCGGGGCTAGAGCTGTTACGGTAAGTGATACTGTGAACATGCCTACCCCCGCTGTGATTTACGTCGGTGCAGCGGGTAGTGTAAAAGTATCAACTGCTCAGAACGATGAAGTGACCTTTGTTGGTTTGGTTGCTGGACAGGTAATCCCTGTTCAAGTTATTCGTGTGTGGTCTACTGGTACTACGGTAGCAACACCCGGTACGAACCTGCTAGCGATTTACTAAGGGAATACCATGTCCTTTGGGTTCGGCACTAGGTTTCCAAGATTTTCTACCGGGGGCGCTCCAGCAGCGCCGTTTACCCCTGCGGATTTATTTTCTGCGGGTCAGCAGGGGGTGTGGTATGACTTCACTGACCCTACATATTTATTTAGCGATACCGCAGGCACTACGCCCGTTACTAATAACGGAAATGTTTTAAGAGCAAACGACCGCTCTGGCAACGGTAACCATTGGATAACGGTAGCTGGTGGACAAAGCGCGATATACACCACTACGGGAAGCGCAAAAAGCCTACCGTCTACAAGATTTCGAGGTGCTGTTGGGCCGGGCTACGGTGTTACCGCGTCAACTATTGCTTGGGGAAACAACGCAGTAACTATTTTATGTGCGTATGAATTTGCTAGTACTGGTAATACAGCAACAATGCTTGCGTCTTCGCAAACAGTTACAAGTACTAGCGGCACGTTTTGTATAAGAAGTTCAAACGGTTCTGATGTCAATATTGAAGCATCCGTAAAACAAAATCTTTCAAACATTACCTCAGGATATTCAACGCCACTTGCTAGCGCTAATGAAACGCTTGTTTTTTGTTCTGTTATTAATAACGGTGGCGCAAATAAAGCCGCTAAACTAACTACGGTATCTGGGCAGAGTCCGTCATTTATTAAGAACAATACAACCATCCCTGCCGCAAGTCTTACTTCTACTGGCGCTGCTAGCACTACTGGTTCGGGTAGCCCAATTACAACGCAGGTGCTTGTGGTTGGCGCTGAAAATACAACCGCTGGACTAAACCCGTTTGGAGGGTATTTGTATGGCGTTATTATCCGCGCTGGTATTTTGACGTCTACTGAAATTACAAATGCTAGTGCTTGGCTAAACGCCAAGTGTAGTGCTTACTAAGGAACCCTCATGGCTAAGTCACCCGCTTGGACACGTAAGGAAGGCAAGAGTGAGGCTGGTGGCTTGAACGCCAAAGGCCGCGCCTCTTACAACAAAGCCAACCCCGGCAAGCCGGGACTCAAGGCTCCACAGCCTGAAGGTGGCCCTCGCCGCGATTCATTTTGCGCTAGGATGAGTGGCATGAAGAAGAAGCTTACTAGCGCAAAGACCGCTAACGACCCGAACAGCCGTATCAACAAAAGCCTACGGGCATGGAACTGCTGATATGTCACACCACGACTGGAGCGATACCGTAAAACACATTATGGATGGAGCATCCGTAGTGACGGCTGTAGGAACGATAACTAACATGCTGCCCGCCGTCGCTGCAATCTTCACCATCATCTGGACAGGCATTCGTATTTACGAATCAGAGACCGTCCAAAAATTTCTTAAAAAGGACAAGAAAGATGGCAAGTAAAAAGAACTGGATTGCCGGAGCTATCAAGAAGCCCGGTGCCCTGCATGAGCAGATGGGTGTCCCCGCTGGTAAGAAAATCCCCGGCAAGGCGTTGGCAAAAGCTGCTAAGGCTCCGGGCAAGTTGGGCCAACGCGCTCGTTTCGCTCAGACTTTGAAGGGGTTTAAGTGATGAATATGCAAGCTAAGAAAAAAGGCGGCATGATGTTTGGCGGTAAGGCCAAGCCGTTCGGCAAGGGCAAGATGCGCTTTGCCAAGGGTGGTATCACCTATAAAGACCCAGATATCTCGGACTCGTCTGCTGAAGCCCGTAAGATGGGCGACGAAGCTATCAAGGATACCGCCGATAAAACCAGCGGGTCGAGCTTTAACCTTCCCAAGGCGCGGCTTGGTTCGTCGATGGCTGGCGAATTCAAGAAGGCATCGAACGCCGCTATCTCTGGTGGTGGCAAGAAGCAGTCATTCCGCGAGGCTTTTGCTGAACACAAGAATGACAAGAGCGGCAAGTTTACTTGGAACGGCAAAGAGTACAACACAGCTATGGCTGGTTCGTCCAAACCCGCCGCCCCCGCTGCTTCGTCTGGCAAGAAGACCGCTGGTGGCGGTAAGTACGACACCTCGGGCATTACGCCGTCTGAGTTTAAGCGTGTCGGTACTACGTCCAGTGGACAGGCTATTCGCCAGACCGTGATGCCTCAGCCAACTGCTGCGGATACCAAGGCTAAGCACGATGCAAATGTAGCTAGCGAAAAAGCTAGGATGGATAAAAATAAAGCTGCTATGGCGGCTCCTGCAAAGGCTCCTGCGAAATATACGTCTAAGGAACGCAGTGCTGACTTTGCTCGTATGAGAAACTTAGAAGGTAATCTTGATAGCCAACGCTCGACACGAGCAAGGGTAGATAAGCCACATGACTTTTTGGGTAGCCTTGCTGCTCGGCAGTTCTTGATGTCACCTGAGCAAGAAGAGCAAGTTAAAGGTGAGCGTACTTTCCTCCGTAATAAGTACAACATGTCTACTTCGGATAGTGGCATGAAGCGTGGCGGTAAGGTGATGAAGTACGCCAAGGGCGGCTCCATCGACGGCATCGCCCAGCGCGGCAAAACCAACTGCAAGACTCGATAAGGAACTATCATGGCTAGTCCCCCGAAGCCCCCGAAGGGCAGTAAATATGACGCCGCTGCCAACGATTGGCGTGCTGGTGAAGACGAAGCTGAGATGGCTAAGAAGAAGGCTAAGCCCGAAAAGCCTATTGACCGCGATAGGCCTATTGACCGCTTCCTTCCCGGTGTTAACTACGACAAAGAATTTGATACGTATAAAGACCACCGTGATTCTAAAAAGCGTTTCTATACGCCTCGTACGTCGCCGGGTTTTAAAATTAAACGTAACGATAAAGATTTAGCCGCGCAAAGTACTGTTGACTACAATATGTCGGGCATTAGGCCTAAGCAGCGTGGTGGTGGCCCCGGTCAGCGCCCCGGTATAGATATGATTGATAACATAAAGTATGCCAAAGGAGGCTCCGTGGGCAGCTATTCCAAGATGGAAATGGAACATGTGCGTCAGATGAAGTCACATGGCGTCCCCGAGAAGTACGTTAAGCAAGAAGAGAAAGAAGCCAAGGGCATGAAAAAGGGTGGCATGACTAGCTGCTATGCCAAAGGCGGTGGTATCGAACGCAAGGGCAAGACCTCCGTCAAGATGGTCAAAATGGCTTCGGGCGGTTCGGTTTCGTCTCGTGCTGACGGTATTGCCTCTAAGGGCAAGACCAAGTGTAAGATGCGATAATGGGCGCTGGGGGCACGGTTGATAATAAGCCGGGCATGGGGCGTCCCATGACCCCGTTTAGTATGCCGCAGGACGGTATGCAAGGTGGCATGCAGGGCTTTAATACTGGCATGCCGGGAGACGCTTTTAAGCAGTTTCAGCAGATGCAGAACCCCGTACAGAAAGACATGTCTTTTTTGGCGGGCGGTAACCCCAGTAACTACGGGCAGATGATGCAAGCTCCCGGCATGACGCCATTTGGTCAGTTTGGCGGCGCTCCCAACATGAACATGATGGACACACGAGCGCGTATGCCCGGAAACATGAATACGACGCCATTTAATCAGTTGTCTTATATGGCTAACATGATTCAAGGGCAGGGACAGATGCCTCAAAACATGATGCCGTACCAGCAGGCTCCTCAGTCTAGTACTCAGATGCAACAAGGACTTGGCGGTCTCGCTGCTTATATGGGGCGGGGTTCGTAATGCGCGCCTCACGCGGGATGGGAGCTATTGCCCCGTCCAAGCGGCCTAGTAAAACGTTTGCTAAAGGCGGAGCAACAAAGTCAAACGTAAACGAGGCTGGTAACTATACTAAGCCAAGTATGCGTAAGTCGCTGTTTAACAAGATTAAGAGCAGTGCTACGCAAGGTACGGGTGCTGGTCAGTGGAGCGCCCGTAAGGCACAATTGCTTGCCAAGCAATATAAGTCCAAAGGTGGGGGCTACAAAGATTGAAAGCGCCGCAGCAGTCCCTGAAGGCGTGGGGCGACCAGAAATGGCGTACCAAGTCTGGTAAACCGTCTAGCAAGACGGGAGAACGCTACCTGCCGGAAGCCGCCATTAAGGCGCTAAGTCCTGCGGAGTATGCGGCGACTACCCGCGCTAAGCGTAAGGGCAAGGCTGCGGGTCAGCAGTTTGTATCCCAGCCGAAGAAGATAAGCCAGAAGACCCGCTCCTTCAGGAACATGGGGAAGTAATCGTGCAAAAGTACCAAACGTCTATTACCACGACTAACGGAAACGTTGTCCCTAATGCAATCATTACCGTAACTATTTACGGCACCAATGTTCCGGCTATTCTGTATTCAGGCAACGGGACAGGTCAACTTGCTTCAAACGTTCTGGTAACGGACTCGCAGGGTGAGTTCTTCTTCTACGCCGCCAACGGTCGCTATTCCTACTCGGTAGCTGCGTCTAACTTTGTTTCTGAGGCGTACACGGACTTCATTCTGTTTGACCCTGCTGACTATAGTGGCGGCAGCGGCAGCGGCGGTAGCGTCAACACAGACGGTTACTGGGTAACGCCTGAGCAGTTTGGCGCGGTAGGCGACGGTCAGACAGACGACGGCCCCGCGTTCACGGCAGCGTACCTAGCCGCTTATAACTTGGCTCTTAGAAGTTATAATGGAAATACTGTACTCCCTTACTCTTCTCCAATAAGTATTATTTGTAAACCCGGTTCGCTCTATCGAATTAAAACCAGCATTATTGTTCAGTCGTTTACAGCCATGCGTGGTAACGGTAGTACGTTTATTGGGCCGATTGATGGCTATCCAGCTATAGTTTCTTATGCTCCCGTCCCTGTTCCCGCATCTTCTGACGTCGCAGGACAAACCAACGGCGCATGCTTCACTGACGAGCTGTACATACCGTTTAATGCTAACGCTGGTAAAAACAGCATGTTGTTTGAGGAAATAGGGGTTGTTAGTTTTCGTTACGGTATCTGTGCTAGGCAAGTATGGTATCAGTGCGTATTTAGAAATGTATCATTTAATGGCAATGTTGGTATTTTTTCTTATACCCAATTTACTGAAAACAAATTCCATAACGTAGCTTGCCCCGGCGGACAAAATACTTTTATAGGTAGTGCTACGTGTTTTGCAGCAGATAACCCTTTTGCTGTCCTAGACAACTACACCGCTGATGGGCTATATATCAGTCAAGACGACGGCTATCAGTGGGACGGCTGTAATAGTGATTCTGCTTTTGACACTTGGTTTAGAGACGCAGTTTTACGCCCTAATACTCTTAGCTATGTTGCCTACGGTATATCTTCAACTGCTAGTATTTCTGGTAACACGCTTACTTTGTCCGCCCCAAACGCAGGTATAAAAGTCGGCTTACTACTTGTTACAGGTTATAACAGCACTCCCGTTACTACGCGGGTTGCTCCTAGTACTTTTATTACTGGCGGTAGCGGGCTTACGTGGACGGTGAGCGTATCTCAGAACGTACCGTCGCAGTCCATGAACTTTTCCGAAGGTGTTAACCCCAACGGGTACGGCTGGCCTTGGCGGTATGACACTGAGGTGTGTGCGCCGTCTGGACGGTGTTTTTACATACCTAACCGTAATCTACGTAATATTTATGGTATTGAAGTAGACAAATACTATCATACTGGCTCCCCCCGTGGGTTCGGTATATTTGGCCTACTTTCGTCGTCTTCTTTTAAAAACATCAGTGCTGAGGTTGCGTTTGCAAACGGCCCATACCCGATGATTTTGTTGTTGATGTACGGACAAATATTAACTCAGTGCGTATTTGAAAATATTAATGCAGTTGAAGTTACTAACCCATCAAGTGCGGCTATTGAATGCCGTCCGGGGTTCGGTGCAGTTGCTGGACAGTCATCGTACTCTAACGGGTCGTTTGTTGCTCGTTCCATCCGTGGCAAGATTATTGGCGTTGAACAGTTTACGGAATACCAGCCAGACTTAGATTCTGTGTCGTGGGGCTTGCACCTTGGTGCAGCTACGGTGGATGACCCGACACGTATTGTCTCTTCTGCTGTGGCGTTCCACGCCTCCAGCTATACCTACTACTACCGCGTACGTAGTAACTCCACGAACATTAACCGTATTAACCTGCAAGTGGGTACTTCGTCGGGTAACATCGCGATTGCGGTGTACCGGGGTAATGCTAGTACGTCTAACCCATACCGTTACCCTAACGGGTACACAAACGAAGAGTACGTGCCGTCATACCGCATGTTTACCACCGGGTCTATTCCTTGTCCTGCGGCTGGTTACCAAACTTTAAACGTTTCTACATATTTCTCTCCGGGATATATTGGTATCCGTGAAGGTGACTGGATTGCCATCGCGTGTGACAATACCACTGCTACCTTTGCGGCGTTCCAAGCTACGGAAGTAAGTGGTATCAACGAGAATTTTTACGCTGGACGATGTGGTTACGAGGCGGTGTTCCCACCCCCGCAGGTGCCTAACATGACGGCAGGTTTGAAGCGTGGTATTTATGTCTCGACCAACCTCGCGTTCTAAGGACTAGCCATGCCCGTTATTAGCCCTTCTGGTGCATCAAATATACGTACGACAGACAGTACGGGGTTCAATCTTGACCTTAATGCCATCGTGGAAGAGGCGTTTGAAAGGTGCGGTGCCGAAGTTCGTACTGGCTATGACCTTCGTACCGCTCGCCGCTCTCTTAATCTGCTGCTTCTTGATTGGGCAAATCGTGGTATTAACCTGTGGACTGTTCAACAAGAGGAAATTCCTCTCGTTTATAATGTTGATACCTATGACTTACCTGCTGATACTGTTGACCTTCTAGACCATGTCATCCGTACAGGAACTGGCACCAACCAGACCGAT